ACTTATAGGTGTCATACCTGATTCGGAATCTGTACTTTTTTGTACTCCTTTTAGAGACTCGTTGGGTAATTTTATGATTAGAAAAAATGACACTGGATACGGTCAATTTGGGGAAAAACTTTTTGTGCATCTCGAGGATACTCCATTTTATGGGGAAGGGACCAAGTCTGAACCAATCGCCTACAAGGATCTGCTCATTACTGAACTTTGGGAGCAAGGAGTCTTTTTACAAGAATGGAAACCTCTTGAAGGAAATCCACTTTCGGAAATGTACTCTCAATTTATTTTTGTTCGAGAATAGTAATGAATACTATAATCATATTTTTGCTTGTAGTGATGTGTGTATATCTTATTTGGAATACACGTGAACCAAGAAACTTGACAGAAGTGAAACGCAGGTACTCAATATTACGAAACCATATAAAGAACAATCAAGTTCCTGAAAAGTTTAAAGTTCTTGAAGAGCCAATTGTAATAACAGGACGAGAAGCTGGTGATCTTGGATACAATTCAAACAAGGGATACGAAATTGGTTTGTGTCTCGATGGAAGTGCGAATGATGTTTTTCATGTTCTGTTACACGAATTGAGTCATTCAACAGTTGAGGAGTACAATCATTCTGAACAATTTTGGCAAAACTTTTCAGAATTGAGGGACATGTGTGCAAACCTCGGAATATATGAACGAATACCGCAGCGCAAATCATTTTGCGGTCAGTATATACAGGACTAATAAAAATTATTTGTTTACTTTAAATGCAAGTATCATTTGGAACTTTTTTCTTGAGTGTCTTTTCTTGGGTAGTGGTTATGTTGTTACCAATTCTCATTAATATTTTTCAAAAGATAAAACCAGAGTTTTCAGTAATATTGTATTCACTTGTGTACCCATTTCTAATTGCATTTTTAAGTCGTCGCGGGGAGTTTTGGGTATCGTATAAAATTATTGGAATTGCTACGGTTGTAGCAACATTATTGGGATTAATCCTTTACTATGTAACAAAAGACAAATTAAAGGATGAAAGTAGTAATGTATCTAAAATTGTGTCACTAAGTGTGTTCACAGTTATTTTGGGTTTTATGTTATTTAGATCATCTTCTATTGAAGATATGTATAATAGTAAAGCACTTAGTCTCTGATAACAAATCTGCGACCAAAGTAAAATATTATTGCAGCCAAGAGAGCAGTTACAACCATACCAACTGTGCTACGTTTTCCAGCTTCATCAAGAAACTTTGGAACAAGTGTTGAAAGTTTCTCCTGAGCAAAGCCTGAAAATGCGACAAGTGCAACAACACCGGCAAGAAGAGCTTCCATCTGTTCATCTGTGAGGTTCATTGGGTTCTTGCTAGCAACAACTTGTTTTGGTTGTTGCTGGTAACCATTTGGTACAGGTAACTGTTGCTGAACAAACATTGGTTGTTGAGCCATCATAAAACGAGGATCTGGTCCTCCTCCAACTGGTCCAAGTATGTCTTCTCCGGGCATGATATCGCTAATAGGTGTAGAGTCCATTTCTTTGGATATACTATTATTTTTTTCAGGAATATTTTGCGGAGGTGAACTTGGTGGTATATTGGGCTGGTACACAAAGGTTTGAGACGTTGGACCAGCTGGCTGTTTTACGGTAGGCGAAGGTCCATCCATTTTAAAAGGAGTCATTCCACCATCTGATTCGCTGAGATTCATGTTTTGAACACCGTCCATAACCAACATTAATACTCTCAAACTTTTTATCAAATAAAAGAGAACGCGCTCATCTCTTTTTCACAACTGTGACACTAGGAAGAGCTTTCTTTTTTTGTTCTTGTCGTCCACTTGTCTGTGTCGTATCATGTCTCGGATTGTAATTTTTCTGATGAAAAGCCCATAGTTCTGGAGAACCTATACGAAAGTTTGAATGAAGTTTCGCCTTGTACCAAAAAACACAATCTTCAATCTTGTTACTTCTTGAAGTATTGTCAAGTACGAGACACTCAAAGTTTTCGGTACAAGAGTTCATAACTTGATTAAACATTTCAAAACTTGGGAATATTCCAAAAAAGTTTTTATAAATCTTTTCACGATTTTGTAAAATGTTTTCGCGAAGTACAAATATATAATCAATATTTGCTCGTAGATCAGGAGTCAAGTCCATACAGTATTGCATTGTCAACATAAAGAAAATCTTCCAGTGTCTCCCATTCATGAAACATTGCCGAATACACGTGTCCTTCATGAATTTGCGATCATACATACAATCATCAAGTAACATGAATGCTCCACAATTGGTTCTTCCTTGACTGACAAGTGTTTTTTGTCGGGCAAGTACTCTTTCAATTGCATCTCTATCATAATCACCATAAATGAACAAGTCTGGTACAAACTTTTTATAATGATGATTTCCATCTTCTGTTGCTGACATGACAATACCGGCTGGTAAATGTCTCTTGTGGTACAAAATGTCTGTTACCAAGACTGATTTACCAGTGTTTCTTTTTCCTATAAAAACACAAATCTTGTCATCTGCCATTGTTGCAGGATTGAACTTTCGCAACTGAAGTTTACTCATGCTACTTTGTACATAGGATTTTAGTTTTCGATTTTTTCAACAACCTCATTCTGGAGTTGATCAATTACTTTTTCTACTGATTTGTCACCTTCAGCTGCTGATGTGACACTTTCAATTTTTTCTTCGAGAACTGGATCGATTTTTAAACATTTGTTGAAATGTGATAATAATTTTGAAAACATACTGTTATATATTAATTTTTTTATTAGCGGTTTTTGACTCAGGCGCAATGTAAAAAGGGTTTAAACTTTATATTCCCTATTAATAGTAATGTCTAGTGGACGCGTACAGCTTGCAGCAGTCGGAATACAAGATCAATTTTTAACTGGAAATCCTGATGTGACATACTTTATAAAAAAGTTTAATCGTCACACAAAGTTTGCACTTGAAATATTAAATGTAACTTTTTATCAAACAAATATTGATTTTGGAAGTTGGGTCAATGTTGAGATTCCTCGTAATGGTCAACTTATACGAACAATTTATGTTCGTTTGGATCTTCCACCTTTATCTGTTGGTGGATACACAAATGGAATTGGAAATGCAATTATTGAGTACGCAGATCTCGTGATTGGTGGGAAAACAATCGAACGAATAAATGGCGAATATATGCAAATATATGATCAAACATTTATAAGTGATTCTCAGCAAGAGTCTCTTACATATATGGTTGGTACGACGAACGGGGGTCTCTATGGTCTAGGACCTGCAAGTGCTTATCAAGCTGGATTACCAACTCCGCCATATGGTTGGTATCCTCGAACATTTATTGTTCCATTACCATTTTACTTTTTCAGAAGTGAAGCACTTTCAATTCCACTTTGTGCCCTTACACGTCAAGAAGTTGAAGTGCGAATAAAGTTTCGACCACTTGAACAACTTGTAGCTGGTGGGTTTTACGCTCAGATTGTTCAAGAAACGAGTGAGGTAGACTGGTTTCCAGTATCTGAACCAAATCCTCCAATAGTAGACGGCCCTTTAACAAGTGTCACGTGGACAGAACCTTTTTTTGCATGCATTCCAACCAATTCAACAAGTAATGTGTACTATTTTGATTATAGCAATAATAGTTATTATAACTTGTCAAACTTGTCCCCTTCAAATCTTGGAAATATAACGTGCCTATCACAAAATAATAATTTCAATTTATTAATTTTATCAGATGGTTCTGGATCAAACAATACTACTATATCAGTATCTGGACCCGTTGGTAATTTTGTTCCTCATAATGTTCCAAATACAAGATTTATAAACGTTGCGAATGATGGGACGAACTTTTTAGCAATTTCACAGAATACTGTTAGTAGTAAGTACACAGCTTGGTATTTTCCATTCAATAGATTTCCAAATATAACAAGTGTAACTTCAACAGTTCCATTGGTGAGTGTTTCATGGTCACCTGGTTTTAATGCATTTGTGATTGGTGATCAAAATGGTACACTGTATACCTATCAAGCAGGTAATAATCAATTTATACAAATGGTTGGAGTCACGGGACCTTATTCTACATGGTCACCCGTTTATGGACAATTGTACAATAGTAGTCAAGTTGTGGCTTCAAATACTGTTGTGGCAAACCTGTATTCATACACAACAAACACAGGAACTATTAATACACCACCAATTCCAACTGGCACTGTTAGTATAGCATATGGTGCTTCAATTGACAAGTTTTTTACAATTCAACTTGTTTCAGCTGGTTCATCTAGTAATACTATTTCAGTTGGATATCCCCGTACGCTTCCAGTATCTGTTACACCAACACCACTTGCACAATTTCAAGCAAGTCTTCCCGTTGAATATGTCTTTTTGGCCGATGAAGAGGTGAAATATATACAAAATGCAAAACTCGATTATGTTATTACACAATTACAACTCTCATCAACAGTTCTTCAACCTGGACAAAACGAACTTGTTGCTTATAGATCATATTTTATAAATCCTGTCAAGGAACTATTTTTCACAATTCAAGATTCAAGTGTTTTGGCAACGAATGATTATTTCAATTATTACAATACTTCACAACCTGCTGGAACTGAACAATTAATAGATCTTGAACTACAGTTTAATGGTGAAGACATTATATCAAAAACTGTTGCAGATAATTTGTACCTAGGAAAAGTTCAATTTCTAAATAATCATACACGACTTCCTAATTTAGCAATTTACAATTATAGTTTTTCGATTGATCCCGAAAACTATTTACCAACTGGTCAAGTAAATATGAGTCGTATAATTAATCAAAACTTTTTTATGAACTTTACACCAAATCCACTTTATTCAAGAACAGTGAATATGTATGCCAAGTCATACAATATTTTACGTGTTCAAAATGGACTTGCGGGAGTTTTGTTTATGGATAATAATTTCATATAATATGGAGGATGATATTATCAATTCCGCAATTGAAATTATTCAACCAGTTATGGAAAGTGCAATTATACTAGCTGGTCAATATGTTAAAGCATGTGGTCGTAGTACCCTCACAGGAGAGGACATACGTTATGCCATGAGATATTCGGCACGTAATCTTGTTGGAAAACACATTGGAACTCTTTTTCCAGAGGAATCAGAAAGTGAAAGTGATGACTCTGAAATAGAAACAGTAGACGAAGAAGATGAACCTTTTATTAGATACTCTGGTTACGACAAATTAATGAATGACATTAATCAGGCGAATGATACATGGGATTCTTGGATACCAGTAAGTCCTATTGAAAGAATGCTTAAAGATTCTATTGATAAAACTTATTAGTGTAAAAAATGAACTACAAAAAGTTTCGCGACATTGGAGATTCAGAACCCAGGCCGTGGAATGCCACTACAGGTACAAAGTTCAAAGAAGAAGATGAAGATGACGATGATGAAATCATAGCACCATATTGTGACGATTTTGATGAAGATACAGAATCAGATGAGGAAGAAGTTGAGGAATGTGATGTTTTAGAAACAGAAACTGAAACTGAAACTGATGCAGAAAGTGTTTGTAGTGTTCGAACAAAACGAAATAGAAAAGGGATCATGAGTGTTCCACTTGTATGTATCGTTTTGCATGAAGAGACTGATTTTAGGGAAGAATAAAGTACTATTTATACACTAATTGATTTGGCTAAAGGATTATTTGCTAATTGTTCCTTGGCGACATTAAGATTTACATTATTGGGTTGCCCCTTGTACTGATTTAGATCATAATACATTGCATCAACATAACGGTAACCAAGTTGTCCATTAGCTGGACCAAAATAGTTGTCAGTTCGTTTGTCAGTATCCGTGCGAACAGCTGTCAAAACACCTCCTTGATTGAGCGGACCTGCACGAACATTCATTCTTCCTGCATTTCCTGGTCTATCAGCTTTTCCGCGTTTATCACCTCCTCGAAGTCCAAACTGTTCAAGTTGTTTCTCAGTGTATTGAGTATCAGGTCTCTGTTCCATGAGATGAACAGCTGCATCATTTGTGTATCCACCAACAAAGCTATGAATACCCGGTTGAGGATTATTTGTATGATCAAACTCAAATACATTTGCATCACCCTTGTTTCGACTTGGTGCATCAGATGATTTGAGAGCAGATACAAAACTCTTGGCAGGTGCATATTCGAGAGCATCTCCACGAAATCCAATTTCAGAACGACCCGTTGGACGCATAGTCTTGACATAAGATTCTCGGATTGAAGTACCTGTGACTGCACCGCCTTGACCCTGAGCACGGTTTCCAATATCGGGACGTCTTGTAGGCAAGAATGCAGTTTTGCTTGGAGCATAGTGTGTAATTTCTCCAATTGTTCCCGAGCGCCAACCAGTCACATCTGCACCAGGTGCAATACGACCAGGAAGTTGAGTCAATCTGTATGCACCAACGTTATTGGGGTTGACACGGTACAACTGTTGAAAACCGCCAGATGCAGGAATCTCAGGATTAAGACCTAGACCTGGACCTACATGAATCTGTCCAACAGGAGCAAGATTGTTCATACGAGATGACACATACATTCTCTCAGAAAAGTCATGAGTAGGTTCGCCATGAACATATTGTGAAAATGCGACATCTCCAAAACTTGGAACTTCTTGTTTCTTATTCACAGGTTCTGTAATGTATCCTGGCTGGCGAAGATGATTAAGTAAAAGATCTCGCGAACCTTCATTGATTTCATATTCTTCATTTGGTTCATTTGTAACTGCAGGGACTTCTGGATCTGGGTCTTGGACTGGGGTATTACCCAATTTACGACCAGCATAAATAATTCCAAATATTGCAGCTATAGATAATGGATCGGCCATCCTTAGAAGAATGTAACATTTTATTATTGAACAAGAAACTTACTGACATGTAGCTTCTGCTCGATTTGTATGGCAATATCGGCGTGTAAATAATGCATTTTGTTTGTCAGCGCGAGTGCTTGCGGGATCGAAACTCATAGTTCTCTGAGGTCCAATACGAGACATATCCTGTAAAGGAAAAAAGTCACGTTCATATGTTCGAACAAGAACCTTGTTGAATCGTTTTGTGCTTTGTGGACGAAGGGCATCATCAAGCATCATGAGTGCATTCGGTGCTCCCTTACCAGCCATGTAAGGAGCTGTTCCATACTCCATGGTGCTTGGACGACAGCAGTAATTGAGAACACTCGGTTGAGGGTACAC